AGAGGGGAAGTTCGAAGAGTATTGATCTCTATTTGGAATCAGTACCGTTTGACGGAACACAAGCTTGCAAGTCGGTGGATCCAGATTTGTTCTTTCCAGAAGACTACGATGATCGAGGCGTGACTGAGCGTGCGAAGATTATTTGCAAGAGCTGTCCGCTAACCCTAGACTGTCTTCAGTATGCTATTAAGGATGTTAGTCTTGACGGTATCTGGGGAGGAACCACTCCCCGTGAACGCAAAAACATGCGTCGACGAAAACGGGTACTTGTATGAGCTTCGACTTAAGAAATAAAGAGTTTCCTACCCACGTATGTGTATGCGGATCTCAGCTTTGGAATGTCAAGTGTATGTTCCAAGATTATGAGATCTCAATGTATATGTTGGACATGGAATGTTTTTCGTGTGGGGCTCTGGCAACCGCACCTACGTTAGTAGATATGCCGGAAGATTATGTGATGATGGCTGATAGACCAAAGGAGGAATACTATGGGGAAGAGGAAGACTGAGGCTGAATTACGTGCTCACGGCTACCTTACGGTTGATGAGTTTGTAGATACTTTTGCTGAAAGCTTGCGTGGCTATATGTACTCTAATTGGCCAACTACATCTGATGAGCTGCACCACCCAGAGGACTTAGCAGCCAATGCCATGACTTACACAGAAATTATGTACCGAGTGATTGTAGATTTTTCTTAAATGTATCGTGAGGGCGACGTACAGCAAGCTTTGCTGCGTCTCGGTGTTCTAACAGAACAACGTAACCGAGAGCTTCAAGGTTATTGCCCCATGCACTTAGAGCGTGTCGGCCGTGAAGATCACAACCCTTCTTGGTCTATGAATTCTGAAACTGGTGTCCACCATTGCTTCTCCTGTGGATACAAGGGCACGCTTCTAACTCTTGTTGCTGAGATCAAAGAACTTAAAACTTCTTGGGAACGTCTAGATTTAGAAGCTGCTAAAGAATGGCTACGTGCAAATGTAGAGGTTGATTTTGAACAGTTAACAAAACAGTTAGAAGAAATGCGAGAGTCTTACGTTTCCCTACCTAAGCCCGTAGAGATGAGTGAGGCTCGATTAGCTGTATTTGACTCGCCACCAGACTGGGCTTTGCAAGCACGTCAGTTAACCGCAAATGCCTGTGAAACATACGGTGTTAAGTGGGACCGCCGTCAAGAAGCGTGGATTACTCCCATTAGAAATGCTGATACCGGAAATCTTATGGGGTGGCAAGAAAAAGGTCAGAGCAATAGAACTTTTAGAAACCGTCCAACAGGTGTAAAGAAATCCACAACTTTATTTGGCTTAGATGTTTGGGCTACTGAGACTATGCTCATAGTTGAGTCACCTTTGGATGTTGTAAAGCTTAGCTCTATGAGATTGAGTCAGGGCGTATCAACCTTTGGGGCCAGCGTAAGCTCAGATCAAGTGGCTTTATTCCGCAAGGCCGGAAAGTTGATTTTTGCTTTTGATAACCCTAGTATTGATAAGGCGGGGGAGAAAGCTTCCAAAGAGATGTTCTCTCTTAGTAAAGAACTAGGCTTTGAATGTTGGTTTTTTAATTACGCTTCTAGCGGAGTAAAAGATATAGGAGACATGACATATGAGCAGATCGAGTACGGCATCCAGAAAGCTAAGCACTGCGTATTTGGGGAAAAATCAATTTACGGAGACTGAAGCTGAGCTTAGGGCCCGCATTATTAACGAGATTGCACACGTCAACGAGTTTTACCGAAATGGTCTACCTAAGTCAGCCACTGCTATACTTGTAGAAGTAATGGCGATCATAAGGGGCAACTAGTGACTTTTACCGGGACTCTACTCCCGTATCAACCAGAGGCTGTAGATGCTATGTGCCGACGCGGCAAAATGTTAGTTGCGTACGACCTTGGTTTAGGAAAAACCGTTTTAACTATTGCTGCAATTGAACGACTTATGGATGAAGGTTTAATAACTGAACCTGGTATCATTATCTGCTTATCTAGCCTGAAATATCAATGGGCAGATCAAATCAGAAAGTTTACTAATGAGTCTTCAACACCTTTGGTTATTGATGGAACGCCAAAACAACGAGTTGCCCAATACCAAGAAGCCTTTGATTGGGGGCATACACTCGTTGATTACGTCATTATTAACTACGAGCAAGTTGTTAACGACTGGGAGTATATACGACAGCTCCCTACAGGATTCATTGTCTGCGACGAAGCAACCGCAATCAAAAGCTTTAGATCAAAACGATCTCAAAAAGTAAAAAAACTATCTAGCCCCTATAAATTTGCTCTTACTGGTACACCGGTAGAAAACGGAAAACCAGAAGAGCTCTACTCAATTATGCAATTTGTTGACCCTAAAGTTTTGGGAAGATTTGATTTATTTGATTCTACGTTTATTGTTCGTAACAGGTTTGGTGGAGTAGAACGTTATAGAAATTTACCCCTGTTAAATAAAACTCTTTTAGAGGCGTGTGTTAGAAAACGTCAAGCCGATCCAGATGTTGCCCCGTACTTACCTGAAACTATATTTGCGGAGCCAATTCTTGTACCGTTTGATTCATATGGAGCTAAACTTTATAAGTCTATAGTTCGAGATTTACTTGCTGACCTTGACGAAGCTATAGAGTCTTTTGGAACATCTTTTGATCTGCTCTCTCATTACTCTGGTTCTCAACCAGACCAGGCAAACGCTATGCGTGGAAAAATTATGTCTAAATTAACTTGCCTCAGGATGCTGTGCGATCACGGAGATCTTTTACGAGAAAGCGCTAAAAAGTTTAATCTTGTAGACAAAACAGTTCTCTATAGTGAAGAATTTGATGACGGATCATCCGTTTCATTTAGCAGCATGGAACCCGCTCTTGGATCTAAAGGTGGTTCAGCTTATGCCGCAGAGTTAATGGACAGCGGTGCTTTGGACGACCTTACCAAGTCTCCAAAACTATCTGTATTAAAAGAGTACGTAGATACCTTTTTAAGTGATTATGAAGGAAACAAGGTAGTTATATTTACTAGCTATGTTAAAATGGTAGACATTATTATGACAACCCTTGGAGCAAAAATCTCCACCGGCTATACCGGAGAAATGAATGCAAAAGATAAAGAATCTTCTAAGCTTAAGTTTCAGACTGACCCTAATGTTAGGGTCCTTGTTAGTTCTGATGCTGGTGGCTATGGCGTGGATTTGCCTCAGGCTAACTTACTCATTAACTATGATTTGCCGTGGAATGCTGGACTCGCTGTACAAAGGAATGGTCGCATACGTAGGGCGTCTAGTGAGTGGAAGACAATAGTTATTCAAGACATACTAATGCAAGAGTCTGTTGAAGAGCGTCAACACGCAATGCTCAGTCAAAAACTAGCTGTAGCAAATGCTGTTGTAGATGGTGAGGGCATAGACGATAAAGGCGGGGTTAACCTAAATATTGGCTCACTTAAGGCTTTCCTTGAGGCAGCTTTCGTTTAACATAGTCAGATGCCTAACGCACCTAAAACGCCGACACGCACTATCCGTGTAGCCACAGACCTTTGGACTGCCGTAAAAGACAAGGCTGCTATAGAAGGCCGTACGGTTACGGATGTCATTGTTGAGGCGCTAAAGGCATACACCAAGGAATAATTTTCCTGGTATCCTTGTTACACAATAAGATCTGCCCAATTCCGGGGGGTCTAACAACCTAGTTATCGTCTAAGGAGATAATTATGCATCAATTACCCATGCCTAAAGGATATCCAAATCAAGACTGGAACCATAAGCAACTTCCCAAAGCAACCCCAGTAACTATCAATAGTTTATTTCCAAACTTTGATCGTTGGGCTATTGGCTTTGATCCTCTTCTAACTGTGTTTAGGGAAGTGTCTACTGCTGCAAAGCAAGCTTCCTACCCTCCATACAACATCCGTCAGGTAAACAAAGATCTTTATTATATTGAGATGGCTTTGGCTGGCTTTGATAAAGACGGCCTGTATATCTCTAAACAAGAGAACGTCCTGACAGTTTCCGGTGAAGGGGTTAACAGCCACCTTGGTAATAGTGAGTTTGACTACATTCATCAAGGAATTGCTAGACGCGACTTTGATCAGGAATTTACCCTAGCTGATCACATGGAGGTTACTAAGGCTGAGTTTGAAGACGGCCTTCTAACTATTACCGTAGAGCGCATCTTGCCTGAGGAAAAGAAGCCTAAAAACATCCCGATCAAGTAACTTGCATATTGTCGGTGGGGTGGTATAGGCTGGGTTTAAAGGAGGGCACCCATGCCAAATATCATCCCACCGGACAAGAAACCGGTAAGTTCTGTATTAAGTAAAGTTCAACAGTTTGTTACTTTAAAGCGTCGCATCGATGACTTAACAAAAGAACAGGCAGAGTTAAAAACATTTCTTTCGGATCTTGTTGATACCGAAGGAGAGCCAGATGACAAAGGTCATTTATGGTATTCGTTAGATCAAGAAGTCGATGGATATAGGTCTTTGCAACGTCAACGCAAAGTTTCTCAAAGTCTCGACATGGCAGAGGCAACACGAATTTTAAAAGAAAAAGGACTCGACTCTCGCTGCTTTGTTATGCAACCTGTTTTAGATGAAGATGCAGTTATGTCTTGTCTATATGAAGGTTTGCTTACAGAAGAAGATGTTGATACGATGTTTCCTAAGAAAGTTACTTGGGCATTTATACCCTCTAAGTCATAAGGTCTGGTAGATATGAACGACGAAGTTGACAAGCTCTTTGAAAGCCTGGATGATTACTACCCGGGGTCAAAGCGCAAACGTCGTGCTCCAGATCCAAAAGCAAAACCACGTAAAGTTTCTACACCAGGAACTTGGGATTCTGAACCTCAGGTGAAGACACTTCCCAATGGAAAGGTGCTAGAATTGTTTAGCGCAGGTTCGTTAGGACTTGCGTTAAACAGACCGTTAGTTACTTTGAGGCTTTGGGAACGAAAAGGTTATATTCCACGTGCACCCTATCGCTTAAAGTCAATGCTTGTTAATGGTGTAAAGAAGCCCGGATGGCGGATGTACAGCAGAGCAATCGTCGAAGCAACTATCGAGAGTTTTCAATCTAGGGGGCTTCTTGAAGCACCCAGAGTTGATTGGAATCGACATCACGACCTATCAATTGAATTGATGGAGAAATGGACTAAGATTCACTCTCAAGAAACAACTTAATATGACCATCAACCTATGATCCACTGACCGAAAGGAGATACCCACATGGGTATCCGTATTGAAAGCACAGAAACACCTAACGTTGACTCTTATGTAGTCACCGCACCAACACCGCAAGATCTTGAAGAGATCTTTACCGCAGAGGACGAAACAGAAACACCAGAACGTTCTTCTGTAATCCAAACAGGTTGGGCAGCAGCTAAGAAAGCCGTAGCAAAGTCCAGCAAAACATTCGCAACTGACTTCCGATTTGACGAGGATGTCCAACTAATTAAATTCATTGGTAATGAGCCAATGTCCTTTATGCAGCACTGGGTAAATCGTCCTGGTAAGAAGTCCTTTATTAGCATTGGTGAGGGCGACCCACTAGTTGCTGTAGGAAGTAAGCCAGATCAAAAGTTTGCGTTTACTGTTCTAAACCTTTCTGACGAAGACCCACAACTTCAGTTAATGATTGTTGGAGTTCGTCTATGCGGACAACTTGAGAAGCTTGATTCTGATAAGAAGACTGGCCCGCTTAATCGTCCTGACATTTACTGGGCTGTAAGTAAGACCGGTACCGGTACAAAAACCTCTTACACAATTAATCCTGTGAAAGAGCGTGACCTCGCTGAGGATTGGGGAATCGACCCTGTTGCAGCTGCTGAGTTAATCAAAACAATGAAGCCACTAGGACCAGAAGCACTTCACACTTCTACCAAGGCTGAACTTGCTGAGATTGCTCGAGAAATCGCATCAGGTAACTAACCCAAACAATCGTGCTGAGGGCCCATCTCTTGGTGTCTCCTTTTCTCTATGGGCCCTCAGCGCACCAACCTCAGGAGCGCTAATGAATATTATTACTACACAAAAACAACTTGACGAACTTGTTAAGGCCTATGACGCCGTAGATGCTTTTTGCTTTGACGTAGAAACTGTTGGTGATCATCGCGGAGACCCTCGTCAAAATATTGTTACCTGGATTGCTTTGGCTACCCACGGACGTGTAGACGTTATTCCTATGGGTCATCCCAACGGCGAATATCTTCGAACCGATTACCCAATGCTTCCATCAGCAGCTTCTAGAGTTGCTCGTGGTTTAGAGCTTAGAGATTCTGATTATAGTAAGGATGAGCGCAAAGCTACTCGTGTATTTGGACCTGCCCCAGAACAACTAACTGCGGGTGAAGTATTTAAAGCTTTAAAGCCTTTACTTAATAGCACTAAGATTAAGGCGGGTCACAACCTTAAGTTTGACCTACAAAGCGTATCTAAATACATTGGCGGTCTTCCCACACAACCTTACGCATGCACCCTAAACGCATCGTTTATACTCAATAACCAACATCGCAACTCTTTAGGTTTAGATGATTGCTTGCAGCGTGAGTTTGGCTACCACATGGTTAAGGGTGTAGGAAAAGAAGTGGAAAAGCATAGCTTTGAAGAGGTGGCAACTTACGCTGCCCTAGACGCAGAGTGGACCTGGAAACTTTGGTTGAAGTTATCTAATCAACTTGATACCGATGGTCTTCGAGGAATTTTTAACCTTGAGATGGATGTGCTTGAAGTAATCTGTCGTATGGAACTACGAGGTGCGGATATTGACGTTGATCAATTAGAGAAACTTAAAGCAAACCTTGACGTTCAACTTGAGACTACTAAAGCAACCATCTATAGGTTAGCCGGTAAAGCTTTTAATATTAATAGTGTTCCTGAAAAACAAAAATTATTGTTCTCTCCTAAAAAGGATGGGGGTAGGGGGCTAAAACCAAAAGTTCTAACCCCCGCAGGGCAGAAGCGGGCTGACGAAGGTAAGCCCGCCTCTGTCTCTGACTTTTCAGTATCTGAGCCAGCACTACAGGGTTTGGCAGGTAAAGATCCTTTAGTAGACGCTCTCATTGAATATTCTGATCTCAATAAGTTATTAACAACTTATGTAATTCCATATCTTGGTGGAGACATAACCAGAACTCTTGCTGGTAAGTCTAAAGTAACTGCTAAGAAGAGCTTGATGCTTAAAGGCCGTATTCATACCGACTTTGTTCAATATGGTGCGGAGACCGGCCGGTTCTCTAGCCGTAATCCGAATTTGCAGAACGTGCCGGCTCCGCACACACCTAATGGTAAGGCTATCCGCAACCTTTTCGTAGCCCCAGAAGGATATTCTTTAGTAGTTGCTGACTATTCTCAGATTGAGCCTCGTGTAATTGCATCGTTTAGTCAAGACAGGATTATGTGTGGTGCTTACTTAAACGGCGAAGATATCTATACAACTATTGGAAATACTATGGGAGTAGATCGTAAAGCTGGTAAAGTATTAGTTTTGTCATTGGCCTATGGAGTTGGTCCAGATAAGATCTCTTCTTCAATTGGGTGTACATTGGCTGAGGCTAGAGATCTATTGGATGAGTTCGTTGCTAAGTTCCCCTCAGTAGCACGATATAAGCGACAGGTCATTAGTGAAAGCCGTCGTCAAGCCCCTATACCTTTTGCTAGCACCCTTTTAAAGCGTCGCAGGTACCTTCCAGACCTCAGGTCAAACGAGGTCTGGAAACGTTCCCGTGCAGAGCGTCAAGCCTTTAATACGGTAATCCAGGGGTCGGCTGCAGACCTAATTAAGCTTGCTATGATTAGGGCTAATAAGATGATTCCGGATAAGGCAAACCTAATCCTTACCGTGCATGACGAGTTAGTTACGGTTACGCCTACAGATATTGCTGAGGAAACCGTAAAACAAATTCGTTTAGCAATGGAAGGTATTAACGCACTATCTGTGCCGTTACTGGCAGACATCACTACTGTAAAACGTTGGGGAGAGGCTAAATGAAGTTCTTACGCCGTAAGAAAAAGAAAGAAGAAGTCGTCACCCAAGTTCCCCTTACAGTGTTGATGCGAGAAATTATATATGACTCTATGTTGACTCCTACGGAAGGTATAGCAAACCTTATGGGTTTGCCACCTATATCCCCAGAGGTTGCTGACATGGAGGAGCAGGCAAGCGAGTCAAGGCTATCTAATATTGCAGAGCTTATTCCTTTTATTGACGCCCACGCAGATATAGCGGCAAAGATTGCAACCTCTGCTTACATGTTAGACGAGGAGAATAAGGATGACGTTTCAGAAGAAAACTTGGATCAGTTAAACACGTTGTTTAGAATGATTGCGTTGTCTTCTTCTTTATCTTGCGTATCAACTTTAAACAATATCGGACTTATCGAATCTAAGGTGGTGCATTATGAGCAACAATAACTGGTGGGCAAAGAAGTTGGGTACTACGCCTTCTACGCAAAATACTCCCCCAACATCCCCTCCTGCACCCAACGTTTACCGACCACCTAACCAAACACCTAACGTTCAAGTTTCTTACGATCCTCAACAAGATCAATTAGTTACTCGAGCTCAAAGTGCTAGGGACTCAGAACGTTGTCCAGGCTGCATGTCTGGTAACTATATGGCGCCTCCCGGTACTCAACGCAAACGCTGCTATGATTGCGGTTACCCAATCGTTCAAGCAGGTTCTGGTGTTGGAGGCACTGGTCAAGGAGGAGCACCAATCCCAGCTAAACAACCTTCACAAAGCGGTGGATTTAACCCAACAACAATCGTAGATAGGATCGGATAATGGCACTAGCAGCAGAGGCTTTAAA